TTATTTATTTAGATTATAACCCCGTGGTGGAATTTTGGGTAGACACCGAATTAAAAGACGATAAGGATAGCGAAATGGTGGTATTGACGTACAAGGATAATGAGGCCTTGGATGCGTCCATAGTTAAGGAAATAGAAAAGGCCAAAGTAAAATCCGAAACCTCAAGTTATTGGGCGAATTGGTGGCGTGTATATGGACTAGGTGAAATTGGAAACCTGGAAGGCGTTGTATTTAGCAACTATAAAACCATCGACACCATACCAAGCGAGGCGCGATTAATCGGGTGTGGTTTAGACTTTGGATATTCAAACGATCCAACGGCATTGATTGAGGTGTACCAATACGACGGCCAACGAATCATTAATCTAAAATGTTATCGAACCGCTATGTTAAATTCGGATATCGCCAAGGTCTTACCCGACGGCGTACCCATCTACGCGGATAGTGCCGAACCTAAAAGCATTGAGGAAATACGACGCTATGGTAAAATGATAAGGGCGGTAACCAAGGGCAAGGATTCGATTTTGTACGGAATACAGATAATGCAAAGCCAAGAATATTTGGTTACAAAGGATAGCACCGAACTAATAAAGGAATTACGCGGTTATTGTTGGGACAAAGACAAAGCGGGGAATACGTTAAATAATCCAGTAGGGGTGGACCACGCAATAGACGCTTGGCGTTACCATGAAATGGAAGCCCTAGGCCTAAAACGTAACCACGGCATTTATGATGTGAGATAAATGTTTTATATTTGAAATATGAACATTATTAATTTTAGTGGGGGTCGTACATCGGCATACATGACCAAGAGGTTAATAGACGAAGGCGGCGAATATTTAATAACGTTTCAGAATACGGGCAAGGAATTACCACAAACGTTAGATTTTATTGAGGAATGTAATAAGCGTTGGGGCTTAAATATCCTATGGTTAGAATATCGGTACGGTAATAATTTTGAGGTCGTAGATTACGAAACCGCATCACGTGACGGCCGACCATTTGAAGAAGTAATAAAGCATTACAAGCATTTTTTACCAAATCAACGTATGCGCTATTGCACTCATGAAATGAAAATAAAGACTTTAAAAAGGTACTTAAAAAGCATAGGTATAAAAGAGTATACATCATACAACGGCATAAGATACGACGAACCAAGAAGGTGGCAAAAGATTAAAGGCACCGATATGGATATAGAATTACCATTAGTAAAATGGAAAACCACAAAAGCCGACGTATTAGAGTGGTGGGCGAAGCAAGATTTTGATTTAAAAGTGAACGAACCTTACGGGAATTGCGATTGTTGTTTTTTAAAGGGTAAAGGTAAACTTGGAATCATTGCCAAAGAGAAACCCGAATTATTTGATTGGTGGATAGAAAGAGAAAAAGAGGCGGAATCTACATTTAAAAAAGAAATCAGTTATTCAGATTTAAAAGCGAAAGCACAAAAACAATTAGGTTTATGGGACGACGACCCGTCGTTTGAATGCTTTTGTAACATAGATTAAAACATTCGCCTAACCATGCGTTAATTAAGTAGATGGAAATAACCATACCTACTAAATTATCCGAGGTACCGTTATACCGCATGGTTGAATACAACGCCCTAGAGGCGAAGGGTGAAACCGAACGCGCCATTATGGCCGTGGCGATATTTACGGGGCTTACGTATAAGGAAACAAGCGCATTGCCTTTAAAGGTCTTAAATCGTGCCATAAAGCACATTACGGGCATACTAGAAGAAAGGCCCGAACTACAAACTACATTTACTTACAAGGGAATCGAATACGGGTTTATTCCAAACCTAGACGATTTAACCACGGGTGAATTTATCGACATTGAGAATTATCAAAAGGAACCAAGGGACCTTTACAAGGTAATGAGTGTATTATATCGCCCGATCAAAGAAAAGAGTAAAAAGCGGTATTTAATCGAACCTTACAAGGGTGAAATTAACGAGGCGTTCAAGGATATGCCGAGCGATGTAGCATTTGGGGCGCAACTTTTTTTTTATCTTATCGCCACCGACTTACTGAACTTTACCAAGAAGTATTTGGAGGAGGCGAAGGCGAAACGGACCAACACGGATTTAACCAAAAGTGGGGATGGATGGGCTTCATCCATTTACTCACTGGAGGAGATGTTACAAAGTTTGACCAAGTTAGTAAACTACCCATTCACACAAATCTCATGTGGGCGGCTTACAAGTCGGACTTGGGGGACTTGGAAAGAAATATTATTAAGAAAGCACAACGATGAGTAAACACGGAATAGGCGGTGTTTTTGCCGTACTAAAGGAAATAGCCACCGAGTTAGGATGGAACTACTCACACGGAAATTTAACCGAGGTAGCATTAAAGGCGGTGCAAGTGTACCCCTTACAACATTGTTCAATTTCAACTATTGCCGTACAAGACCAAATAAGCACGGTAACGGTTAACGTAATGGTGGCCGATATAGTCAATTTTTTAAAGGGCGAAAACGAACAAGACAATTTAGTTAACCTTTATTCGGAGTTAGGATATACGGAAAACTCAAACTACGCGCATATTTTAGAGGATTTATATATGCGTTTCAGTTTAAAACTACGCGAAAAGAGTTTAGCATATAACGAGGATATAAGATTAGTAAGACCCATTAGTATGAACCCATTTATTGAAGCGGACGCGGACGTATTAGCGGGTTTTACGGTTGATTTACAATTTGAGATTAGAAGCCCTTGGGTAACGGATTGTTACAATGAAGTATAAAAAGACCGAAGGCATAATTAAAGAGGCGGCGGACTATTTCGCTAGTCAAACGCAATTACAATTAAAGGCGAAGCACCCGCGTACGTCTATTCGTGCAGAATGGAAAAAAGTGGGTAACGATTGGCAACCCGAATACATAACAATAAAAAAGGTAAGGGCTAATTATGTGGCAAGTGGTAACCTTGTAAGGTCTATTAAACCCATTGCGGAGGGGTTAGAATTTGGAGTAGAATACGACCGATACGGCGATGCAATACGTAAAGGGCGGAAACCTTGGCCAGGTGCTAAAGGTGATGGGGATAAAGGAATACCGATTAAGCGTATGCGTGAATGGACCAAAATAAAAGGCCTACGCCCTAGGGATTTACAAAGCGGCTCATTCCTAAAGAACACACAAAGCAACCGCAACGCTATGGGGTATTTAATGAACCGAAAAATAAAGCACTTTGGAATCGAACCATTTGATTTTGTACAGATGCCAAGGCGTGTAACGATGGATAAATATATGCCACAAATAAGGGAGGCAATAACCGAAGATATTAAGGACAATTTGAAATGAATTTTAACGAGCAACCCACCGAGATAGCGGCGGCGAATAGCCCAATAATGTACCAATTTTACGATGGTAATTATGGCCAACCTAAATTTTACTATGAGGTAAAAATATATGCGTGGCAAGGAACCAATACAATACCAGGTACACCAATAGCAACGATTGAGCGTTACCCCGATCAATACGGCAATGGCCGAGGTTGGATTGACGCGCATAAAATAGCCGAGCAATATATAAATAGTGATTCGTTTGATGCCTCAACGGCGCAACCTACAATTGGAGGCGGTGCCGCTTGGGTAGCGGTAAAGGTACAAGGTAAGTACGAAGACGGAAGCGGTAACCCCCTAACGACCACACAAATTACGTCTAACGTAGTTTTAGCCACGGCGGGGTTCACCTATACAAGCGAAGGGTTCAACGCTAATTTAAGCGGTCCCGTATTGACCACAAAAAGCAAGTTCGAAATACCATTAGGGGTTAGTTCCTATTACGTGTGGTATGAGGCCGACGATGTAACGGGTATTACCATAGGGTCCACTACATACACACCAAGCGCGGTTACGCAAAGCAATAATAAAGTTCAAGGGGTTGATTTAGTCGACCTATACGACACCGAAGGGGCAACGGGAGATACCACGGTAACATTTACCACAAGCGGCGACGATGTAGTGTATACTATTGAACGCCCATGCGAGAATCGTTACGGGCATATCCTAGTGCATTTTATCAACAAATTTGGGGTTTACGATTCCTATGTATTCAATGCACTACACAAAACACAAGTGGAGTTTACGGGTGAAACCTACGAAAAGCCACAATACGCCCAAGAAGATTTAACAAGGGCGTGGACGTATGGGGTGCAACAAACAACACCATTTTTGAAGCAGTCAAAAGAGAAATATACGTTAAACACGAATTGGATACCCGAAGGCGATAACGACGTAATGCAAGAGATGTTTATGTCGGATAACATTTTAATCGACGACGATTATTTAAAAAGCGCACGTGTAACAAGTACGAGTTTCCAACGTAAGACCCGCACCAATGACAAGTTAATACAGTACACGATTGAACTAGAGGTTAACCATGGATTGGTAAATAAAATAGTACGATGAGGTTTTCACTAGAAATTGAGGGTACGCCCGTGGATTTGTTTGGTGATGAAACCATACAACTAACGAGGCAAATAAAAGAGTTACAAGATTTAAGTAACGCGCACACGGATTTTACGCAACAATTCACCATACCAAGTACACCAACCAACGACCCTATTTTTCAAAATTACTTCGACGAAAATATCTTACTCGATGGGTGGAATGCTTTTTTAAAGTTAGACGCTAAAATATACGTGCATGGTTTACCCGTATTTGATGGGTGTATTGAGTTAACGGGTGTTGAGTTTAAGAACGGATTACCACGCCAATATAACATTGTATTTTATGGTCAAAGCAAGAAAGCCATAGCCGATTGGGGCGAGAAGTTATTAAACGAAGTCGATTGGTCGGCGTATAACCATACGGTAAGTTATGCCAATGTCGTTTCGTCTTGGGCGGGTGGATTGGTAAGCGGTAAGATTATGTACCCAATTGCCGATTGGCATTTAGGTATGCAGTATTGCAAAGTGCCAGTGGTTGAAAACAACTTATACGATCAAGGTTTGAGCGTTAACGATTTACGCCCCGCCATACTTTTAAAAGAAATGGTAACGGCGTGTTTTGCCGACATAGGATATACCATTAGCGGTTCACTACTAGACAAAGACAATTTTAACGACCTTTTTGTAATACCACAAAACGCGGCGGGTCCTATACAAAACCCTAATAATGTAGACGCTAAAATAGACGTTAATTATGCGTCGTCGGTTTCTTTTGCGGCTCAAGCAACATCACATACGGCAATATTTGACACCGAAACAAGCGACCCATTAAACAAATACGATAATACTACGGGTATTTATACTATCCCATATAACGGCGAATACACAACCCGAATAAGTGGAACGGTTACAACGGGTGGTGCGTTTATTTATCTTGAATCAAGCACGGGATACAACACGTTTAGTTTAAATTCTCAAACGGGTGCAATTGATTTACAATTTACCTTTAACGCAAATATCAACGACCAAATAAAAATATTGGTTTATACGGGTAATACGTCGGTTACTATTAATAGTTTCCAATGGGAAATAACCAAAGTGCCTTACGGAATAGAAAATAGCACCATGGATATGGCGGTGGTTATGCCGCAAATTAAGGTTGGCGATTTTATCCAAAAATTCCTAAAGACTTACAACGCTATTTTGGTACCCGTAAGCGATACGGAGTTTGAGTTACACAATATAGATGATTATTACGCCGATGGTTCAACCAAGAATTGGACCGAGTACATAGACATAACCGATATTAGGCACGAAAAAATGCCTATTCCTGGGCGTATGACGATGCAACACACCGAGGCCGAGGATCAAGCCAACGTAGCGTTTAAAAGTTTAAATAATCGCAATTACGGAAGTGTTGACATATCGCCCGAAGTGGACTTTTCGGCTGATGAATTAAACATAGAAACGCCGTTTAGCGTATTCACCCCCGCCGTAATTAGGGAAGTAGACACCAAAGGGCAATTGGTAGGGGAAACGGATTTACAAATACCCGTGGTTTTAGATGCCGACAATAAAGGCGTTAAAGCCGATTTGTGGTTATATTATTACGTGGGCTTTACAAGTACCTCGGATTCGTGGAAATTAAATAACGTAGATCAATTTAGTTACCCTTTGATTTCGTCTTATTCAGACTACCCAACGGCAAGTACAGATTATTCGTTAGCGTTTGGACTAGAAACAACTTTAAGCGGGGATACACCAACCAATACTATGTACGTAGAATTTTGGAGGGCGTATTTGTCGCGGTTGTATTCAAGCAAAAGCCGAGTGGTTTATTTGGATGCGGTTTTGCCCGTTGGTGAGTGGCTTAATTTACAAATGAACGACACCATCGCCGTAAGTTCTAATTACTACAAAATACAAAGCATAGAATATGATATGTTGGCGGAAAGGGCTAAACTAGTCTTAATTAGTTACCCCGATGTGGACGTACAGAAATACACAAGTGCGGGGGATGGCGTAGGATGGACCGATGGGGACGATCGAGTAGATGGCGTAAGTGTTCTTAATGGGGATAGTGTAGGTAGGGCGGTAACGCATGGTAAACCCGATTTAAACGGGGATGTAACCGTAGACAACCTAGGCCAAAAAGGGTATGGGTTTAGTAACGTTGGATTTCTTAATAGGGCGGTTCGTGAATTGCTCAAGGGAATAAATGTAATAACCGCATACGCTACCAGCACCGAAACTATAACCGTAGATGAATTTGGAAACTATACGGCGGTAAGTTTAGATAGTAGCCAAGTATATGGTAATGAGGCTTATTTTGCCTTGGGTACTAATTCGGTAGATATTAGCGTAAGCGCACGTTATAAAATTACGGGCATGATTGGGATAGACCATTCGCATGGCCATGATTTAAGCGTAGCGGTATTGGTTAACGATCAAATCACACTAGCCGAATGTAATGTAGGAACTACGGACCAATCCACAAGCGTTAGCACAATTTTAGATTTAAACGCGGGGGATATAGTTACGTTGGGGGTTAGTTGCCTACAAAATCACTCGGGCGATATAGATATAAATACGGCTCGATTAATGGTTGAAACAAAATGATAAGCGAAGTAATAAAATTAATTCAAACGGATAAATGGCACGGAGTTTCTGAACGTATGGAAATAGCCAAAGGCAAAAATAAAGTAATTCAAACTTGGGGTGAGTTATTTCAAATGTTTAAAAGAATAATAAAATGGCCGAGAAAATAAAAGTTGTTATCGACGTTGACGCGGATAACGCAACCAAAGAAGTAAACGATTTAAATAAATCGGTAAATAATACAACCACTAGCACCGATAAGGCAAATTCAAAATTAAATAATTTAAGCGATACCGCTAGTAAATTACCTGGTCCATTAGGCGGGGTAATTGCGGGTATTCAAGGGGTTAGTAAATCAATGTTGGCGTTAATTGCTACCCCATTAGGTGCGGCATTAGCGGCAATCGTTGGAGTATTGTATAGTTTAAAACGTGCTTTAACAGATTCCGAAGAAGGGCAAAATAAACTAAATCGTATTTTAAGTGTAGCGGGTGCGTTATGGGGTAACATAATGGACATTGTAGCGGATTTAGGTGAGGCAATAATCAAAGCCGTAACCGAACCGATGGAAACAATGCGAAGTTTTGGGGAAGGCGTAAAGAATTTTATTTTAAATCCTATTGAATCCATAAAAAAAGCATACAACGGTGCGACTGAATCCGCGAAGGCATTTGTAAAAGAACAAAAAGAGGAAATTAAAGCCGCCGATGAAGTGGCTAAAATGCGTAACAAAGCCGATAAGATAGAACGAAAATTATTAGTTGATCGTTCGGTATTAGAACAAAAAATAGCGGAGTTACGATTAAAGTCTAGGCAAGAAGAAGAATTTAGCGCGGCCGAAAGACGAAAAGCATTAATAGATGCTCAAAAGTTAGAAGACCAATTATTAGACCAAGAAGTTGAGGCTTTAGAATTAAGGCGTGACGCACAAAAATTAGAAAATACATTTAGCCGTACAAATAAAGAAAACGCCGACAAAGAGGCGGAGGCAATAGCGGCGGTTAATAATATTGTGGCGCAACGTTTAAATTTACAACGGGCAACACAAAGGGAATTAAACCGAGTAAACAAAGAAATTGAACGCGATTTTAAAGCAAGAAAAGCGGCAGAAACTGCGGAAAATAAAAAAGCCGCCGAGGAACGCAAGAAAGCCGAGGATGAAGCGTTTAAACAATTTGTCGAACAAGAGGTAGCAAATTACGAATACCGACAAAAACAAAAAGAGAAACAAAAGAAAAAAGAAGACGAAGAATTTGAAGCGTTTTTAGCCCAAGAATTAGCAAACCACGAGTATCGGGAACAATTAAAATTAAAAGAGTTAGAAACGGAAAAAGCGTTAGCCGAGGCAAAAAAGAAATTACAAGAAGACGTTTTAAACGCGTCTATTAATGCCATTAGTGGGTTGCAACAATTACTTGGCGAAGATTCTAAATTTGCTAAAGCGTTAGCAATTGCACAAGCGATAATTAGCACATACCAAGGGGCATCGAAGGCGTTAGGCCAAGGAGGTATTGCGGGACCAATTGCGGCGGCGGGTGTCATTGCTCAAGGTCTTGCACAAGTCAGAGCAATTACGCAAACACCAATACCCGAACCACCAATGGGGGGTGGTGGAGGTGGAGGCACCCCACAATTAGCGGGACCAAGTGTTGGGATAATAGGCGGTCAATTAGACGCGGGGGCGCAATTACAAGCCGACATTGCGGGGCAAATGAGAAAACCCGCAAGGGCTTACGTAGTGGGTCAAAACGTAACAAGTCAACAAAGTCTTGATAGGCACATAAGACAAAACGCAACACTAGGTACCAAGTAACGTTAATTATTTGTGAGAATCGTAGAACTAATTTTAGACGATGACCAAATGGCCGAGGGCATTAGTGCTATTTCAATAGTAGAAAGCCCCGCCATTGAATCCAATTTTATAGCATTAAAAAACCACGCGGTACAATTTGCAACCGTTGATACCGACAAACGCATATTAATGGGTCCCGCCTTGATTCCTAACAAGCCAATTTATAGGAACCAGGACGGCGAAGAATTTTACGTTTACTTTTCAAAAGCGACAATTGAAAAAGCAAGTCAATTATACCTAAAGAATGGCAACCAAAGCAAGGCCACGTTAGAGCATGAAATAAGCATTAACGGGTTAACCTTGGTAGAATCTTGGTTAAAGATTGACGAACAACACGACAAAAGCGCGGCGTATGGTTTAAATGATCCCGTAGGTACTTGGTACGTGGCTATGAAAGTAGACAACGCCGAGATATGGGACGAATACGTAAAGACGGGTAAGGTTAAGGGCTTTTCAATTGAAGGTTTTTTTGCCGATAAGTCAACGGTAATGTCAAAAGACGAAATCAAATTAAAAGAATTAAAGGATTTGTTAAAGTCCGTAAATATCTAACACGTAACAAACCAAACGTTAATTGAATATGAGTAATGCAAAAGACATCCTAGCCCGTGTTTACGACATCGTAATGGGTAAGGAGGTTGAGGCACCAAAGGTTGAGGCCGAGGCCGCGCCCGAGGTTGTGGAAACCAAATTAGCACAAGTTAGAACCGCAGACGGCGAAGCAGTATTAGAGGCCGAGGCGTTCGAAGTGGGTAAAAATGTATTTATCGTAACCGAAGAAGGAAATATCCCAGTACCTGCGGGTATGTACACTTTGGAAAACGAATTAATGATTTCCGTTGATGAAAACGGATTAATTGTTGAGGTGAAAACCAAAGACGAAGAAGTTGAAGTAGCCGAAGAAGTTGAAGCGGGATACGACAAAAAAGAAATGGAAGAAGAAATGGCAACTGAAATGAAAGAACCTAAAAAGGTTGTTAAATCTAAAACCGAAATGGAAGAATCTTATTTTTCTAAAATCGAAGCGCGTTTAAGTGCGATCGAATCTAGCAACGACGAATTGAAAATGGAAAACGTGAAGTTAAGCGAGGAAAACGAAGAATTGCGTAAGCAACTTGCAGAAACCCCCGCTAACCACACAAAGTTCAATCCCGAGAGTGAAGCAAAGCGCGACTTCCAATTTAAGATTGGTTCAAAGCGTAACGAAACAATCCAAGACCGAGTTTTTAATTCATTATTTTAAAAAAAACACAATTATGGCAGATATCAAAAACATCAAATTGAGTGGCCCTACGATTTCCCCAAACACCTACGCGGGTGAATTTGCGGGTAAATATATCGCGGCCGCATTGTTAAGCGGTGAAACTTTAGCAAAAGATTTCATTACCGTACACCCTAACGTAGCATTTAAAGAGGTTATCCGTAACTGGCAAAACACAGTTGACGTAACCGCCGCTACTTGTGACTTCACGGATTCTTCAAGTGTAACACTTGGCGAGTACGTATTGGAAACTTCCGAGAAGCAAGTAAACTTACAACTTTGTAAGAACAACTTGCGTAACACTTGGGAGGCGGCACAAGCGGGTTATTCAGCGTATGAGAAGTTACCAGCATCTTTTGAAGAATTCCTTTTGGCTCAAGTGAGCGCGGAGGTTGCACAATCAATCGAAAAAGGTATTTGGAAAACTAACCTATTCTATGATAGCGCATCAGTACCTGGACAAGATGGTATGTTCGGTTACTTGGTTGACAATAGCGCAATCGAAGAAACTGCAAGTGGCGCGACTACTGGTTCAAACGTTGTAACACGTTTACAAGGTATGTTAGACGCATCACCAGCGGCCCTTTATGGTAAAGAAGATTATGGTTTCTATGTTGGACCATCAACAATGAAGGCATACCAAGCGGCTTTATCTGCGGGTAACTATAACTTCCAATTCTACGTTGGAGAGAAGCCAATGAACTTCCAAGGTATCCCAGTTAACCTTTGCCCAGGTCTTACAGACGACGACGCGGTTTTAGGTCTTAAGCGTGACTTACACTTTGGAACGGGTCTATTGAGCGACTTGAACGAAGTTAAGGTTATCGACATGGCGGATATCGACGGATCACAGAACGTAAGAGTTATCATGCGTTTCACTGGTGGTATCATCGCTACGAACCCAACTCAGCAAGTTGTACTTAACGTAACCTAATTAAGTTAGATTTGTATCATAACGGGGGTGGGAAAAATCCCGCCCCTTTTTTTTCACTAAACAAAATAAAAAAATATGGCTTGTAATACATTAGCAACTAGATACGAACCTTGTAAAGAGTTCGCGGGGGGTTTACGTGGGGTATTTTTAATACCTTATACATTTAGCGACGTAATTAACAAAGACGCGGACGGATTGGTTACCACTATGACAGATAGCGGCGCAACTAACCTAACGGGTTATTTTTGGGAATTAAAGGGGCTATCTACATTAGAGATTAGCGGTGCAACCACTAGAGATAACGGAACAACTGCATACACTCAAACTTTGACCTTATCGGTTAAACCTGGAGGTAGCACGGCGGCGTTAGCGGATACCGACGCGGAATTATTCGACACCTTGACAAAAGGACGTTGGAGAGTAATTGCATGGGACCGTAACAACGTATTTACCTTATTAGGTGAAGTTGAAGGTATGGACGCAACCACCGACGTAGAATCATGGGGTACACAAATGGGCGATGCTCGTTTAAATACCGTTACGTTGGT